TGATGAAAGGGAACAAGTTGCTGAATATGTTGGAAAACTTCCTCCTGATGTATTAGCGGAGATTGCCTACAAATGGGGTAATATGTACAACTGTTTTATCGTAATTGATATCACGGGTGGTATGGGTGTTGCAACTGCAAGAAAACTACAAGAGCTTGGATATAAAGATTTGTATGTTGATGGTGTTGATTTTGGAAACAAATGGAAATATGACCCAAAGTCTGCTGACAAAATTCCTGGTATTAACTTTAACAATAAAAGGGTTCAAATTATTGCGGCACTTGAAGAAAGTTTAAGACATGGATTAAAAGTTCATTCATCAAGATTATTGAATGAAATGAATACGTTTGTGTATATCAATGGAAGACCTGACCACATGAAAGGACAACATGATGATTTAATTATGTCTTTGGCTATGGCAGTTTATGTATCAGATTCATCATTTTCACAACTTACGAAAGTAACACAACAAGCCAAAACAATGTTGGAGTCTTGGCAAGTTACATCATATGACCCACCAAAAGAACAATATTTTAATCCGTCAATACCAAATAAACAATATAAAACAAATATTGCTTATCAAAATCAACCAACAAAAAAGGATTATCAAGACTATTTATGGGTAATTGGCGCGCCAAAGCGTTGATAAAAAATACATATATATTAACTTTTTACTATGGAAGAAAAAAACCTGACGATATGGCAACGATTGTCCCAAGAACTTGGACCAAATTCATTGTTGGGTCAAGATATACCTACTTACAAGTTTGATAAAAAAGAACTTTTAAGAACTACTGACAAAGAAGAATACGAAAAACAAAAACTTCAAGCCAGACAAACATATTATATTACAAGTCAATGGGCTAAGATTGAGAACAATTTATATTCTCAAGCGGTTTATTATCAACCAACAAGATTGGCATCGTATTATGATTATGAGTCGATGGAATATACACCTGAAATTTCTGCGGCTTTGGATACATATGCCGAAGAATCTACAACTGTAGATGAAAATGGTTACATGTTACAAATATACTCAGATTCACCAAGAATCAAAGCGGTATTAGGTGATTTATTTAACAACGCATTGGACATTAATACAAATTTACCAATGTGGACAAGAAACACTGCAAAATATGGTGATAACTTTGTATTTTTAAAGTTGGACCCTGAAAAAGGTGTTGTTGGTTGTTTACAATTACCAAACATTGAAATTGAACGTATTGAGGTTGGTATGCAAGGTAAAGCAACTTCAGGTTATGGTGGAGCGGTTGTTGCATCTGGAAGTGATTCCAAAAGTTTACAATTTACTTGGAAAAACAAAAGTTTGGAATTTAATAGTTGGGAAGTAGCACACTTTAGATTATTAGGTGATGATAGAAAATTACCATATGGTACTGCCATGTTGGAAAAAGCAAGAAGAATTTGGAAACAATTAATCCTTGCTGAAGATGCTATGTTAGTTTATAGAACATCAAGAGCACCTGAAAGACGTGTGTTTAAAGTGTTTGTAGGTAACATGGATGATGCTGATATTCAACCATACGTACAACGATTTGCACAACAATTTAAGAAAGACCAAATTACTGACCCTCAAACAGGAAACGTAGATATGAGATTCAACCAAATGGCTGTTGACCAAGATTTCTTTGTACCAGTAAGAGACCCATCATCTCCAAACCCAATTGAGACTTTACCGGGAGCTACAAACTTATCTGAAATTGCCGATATTGAATATATTCAAAAGAAACTTTTAACAGCATTAAGAATTCCAAAAGCATTCTTGGGATTTGAAGAAGTTGTAGGTGATGGTAGAAACTTATCATTACAAGACATTCGTTTTGCAAGAACAATCAATAGAATTCAAAAATCTATGGTTGCCGAACTTAACAAAATTGCAATTATACACTTATTTTTATTGGGATTTGAAGATGAATTAAATTCATTCCAATTAAGTTTGACTAACCCATCTAAACAAGCTGACTTGTTAACAATAGATGTTTGGAAAGAAAAAATGTTGTTATACAAAGACGCTGTTACAAAAGTTGAAGGTATTGCACCAACATCACAAACTTGGGCTAAAAAACATATTCTTGGTTTTTCTGATGAAGATATTAAACTTGATTTACAACAACAAAGAGTTGAGAAGGCAGTTGCAACTGAAATTGAAGCAACACCTAACGTAATTACACATACAGGTTTATTTGACAATATTGACAAACTTTATGGAAATACTTCATCGACAGGAACCACTGCTCCTACACCACCAGCCGAAGGTGGTGACATGGGTGGATTTGGTGCCGATTTAGGTGGAGCTCCTGAAGGTGGTGAAGTACCAGCAGGTGGTGAAACTGCCATAACACCTGAGTCAGTTAAAAAGAACATGAACATATTGTTAGAAAGAGATAATGTTTATGGTGTTGACGAACTTGACTTAGAAAAGGGAAGACGTTCTTTAGGTATTATTGAGGAACAATTAGGAAAACTAATTGATTGATATATTTATTAATATGAAATTTGGACAATTACTTAGCAAAATAGAAGAATTAATGGTTAATTCTTATGTAAATGAAACTACAAAGTTTGAGTTAAAAAACTTTAAAAAATTGGTATTAGAAAATAAAAATGCCAGTACAATGTTTTATATTTACACTGAATTGTCCAAGAAAAAAGGTTATGATAAAACTTTAGCAGAATCTTATATTAACGAATCATTGAGACAAGTTGAAAAAATTATTTCAAAATTGAATACTCAAAAAATTGAATACTGGGTAAAAGATGTTGTTAGTGAAAACAACTACAAAGATGTTGATAATTTGATTTATAACACTCCTGATAAAATTATGGAGACTGTTGAAAGTAGACAGACTTTGGTTAACTTATTAAGTGAAAGTACCAACGTTAAAAATACAATTAAATTACCGATGGAAACTTTAATGAATATCGCCAACAAATCAATTAGTTCTTATATTGAAAATTTGGATGAAGATTCTAAAAGAGATTTAACTAAAGTATTGATGACTGAAGATGTTGAATTATCTAAAGAGTTTGAAGAATTAAAGACAAAAACAATTAATTCTTTAAGTGGTTTGAATGAGTCTATGGATGATATTACCACAAAAAAATTACAGGAAACTATTAACCAAATTAAAGGTGAAGAGTTTTCTAAAATCAATTATGTAAGATTATACAATTTGTATAACAACATTAATTAATCCTTAGGTTTTTGAGATTCAACGTATTGAGCTTTTAATTTTTGAGCTCTACGTGTTACAGATGGTTTTTCATACTGAAGTCTTTCTCTCAACTTTTCATTTTGCTTGGTTTTAATTACCTTTCCTTTTAATTGTTTCAAGGCTTTTTCCAATGGAGTTTTTTCGTCTATTTTTACTTTTAACATATTATAGTAAATAATACAAAGTTGGTAAAAATTTGACAATAGAATAAAATTAGATTATTTTTTTTCAAACAATAAACAATTTATACACATGAATATTAATGAAAAAAGGGAAGACATCACGAATTGTAGGATTCAACAATTCAAAAGTGAGTTATGGAACAGTTGATTCCAAAAATTTTAAATCAGTTTATCTTAATCTACAAAGTTGGGTTTCACCAAAACAAAGTTATGACAATTGGGAAAGAATAGTATCAAATTTTAGTAGACAAATAAAACATACAATATTTGAAATATTAGACCCAACATTTTTTAAAGACAATTATATAGTTGATTTGGATTTAAGAACAAGCGGAATTGTGTATGGTAAAAAAAGTTTTATGAATTTGGAAATTACTTTATTCTTATCACAAGAAATGGATTTTAAAGATACAATTCTTAAAGACAAATTAAAAAGAATTGCTAAAGAAATTTATATTGAAAACTTTAAAAAGAATGAGTATTTTGATTTTACGCTATCTAAAAAGAGCAAAGAAGAAGTAACCTAATATTTATTACTAAAACATACGTATGAAAATATTAGGACCTACCGACACAGGTAAAGGAATATTGATTGAAATGGATGCAGGATATGTGTCACCATCTCATGAATTTAACAAAAAGATGCTTGAAGAAAATCACAAGAATTTCTTGGATTATTCAAAACCTTTTGAATTCTATGCCGTACTTCAAAAATACAACACACCAAACCGTAATGGTAGAGTGTACCCTGAAA